GCTACTGCTGACTTGTTGCTCCCACAAGGTGTTGACATGGCTGCTCGTGCGGTTCATAACGGTATCAGCTTGCGCGTTGTTCGCCAGTACGATATTAACAATGACCGTATGCCTTGCCGTATTGACGTACTGTATGGCTACAGCACCATTCGTCCACAAATGGCTTGCCGTATCTGGGGATAAACATGCCAAATACTAAAGCAGTAGGTGTTGCCTTTTCCGACCCTCAGTTGGACGCGGCAATCATTGGAAATACTAGAGCCTCTGGTGGCACAGTAGGGTTTTATGGGACTACACCTGTCGTACAACGGGCTTCTGCTGTTCAAGCAGCGTCTGTTGTGTCGGTGGCATCTTATATCTCTGTGTCTACAAATTTGGCGGCTTGGGCCGCTGAAGTCAACGCTACTCTCACTGGCCTCGGCCTGTGGAAGGGCGGAGCTTAATTTTTTTTTAAAGGATATTTATCATGGCACTTCCAAAAATTGGTGATGGCGAACAAGTTGGTGATGGCAATACTGGCGAAGTTCTAAACGTAGGCCGTTCGGGTCAATCGTTGCAAATTGGTGGCGCAGCTACCACAACGATTGGTGTTTATGGCGCAACCCCTGTGGCACAACGCGCAGCGGCTATTCAAGCTGCTTCTGTTGTGTCAGTTGCTTCCTACATTTCCGTGTCCACAAATTTGTCAGTTTTCTGCGCTGAAGTCGCAGCTTGCTTGACTGGTTTGGGATTGTGGAAAGGCGCAGCTTAATGAAGGAAGGGTCGCTACTGCACGTTGGGTGTGGTGGCGATCCTATTCCTGAGTGGGCTGTAGGTCGTTACAAAGAAGTCAGGCTAGATATTTCTCCAAATAACCAGCCTGACATTCTTGCTAGTATGGCTGACATGGGAGAGATTGGTACTTATGATGCCATTCATTGTTCCCATGCGCTTGAGCATCTTGTACCCCATGAGGGCAATTCTGCATTGCGTGAATTTGTCCGCGTATTGAACCCCGAAGGGTTTGCAATTATTCTTGTTCCTGATCTTGAAGATGTTAGGGCTACCGAAGAACCACTTTACACCGCACCTTGTGGGACAGTAACTGGTTTGGATTTAATATACGGTTTGCGCCAATTGTTGCCTTCAATGCCGTATATGGCACATAGAAACGGCTTTGTTTCTCAAACTTTGCATGACGCTTGCATAGACGCTGGATTCAGCAAAGTTACTGTTAAACGGCTTGAAAACTATAATCTTATGGCGGTTGCTCAAAAATGAAAGTTGTTTTTTGTCTTCCCACTGTTAAACGTCCATACCAACAATGTTTGGATAGCCTTGAAGCATCTCTGCCTCTGTTAGCAACTCATGGTTGGGAAGAAGGCATGGTTAACGAAGTGGGCAATCCTTACATTTCAGCAGCTCGCGCAACAATGCTTAGAAAAGCCTTGGATGCAAAGGCTGACGTAATTGTGTTTATTGACCATGACATCTCTTGGAGACCTGCTGATCTGATTAAGCTGATTGAAACGCCTGGCGATGTAGTGGCAGGCACATACCGATTTAAAGCTGATGAGATCAGTTACATGGGAACAATCCACAGTACGCCAGAAGGTACACCACTGACTCGTGCAGACGGTTGTATTAAAGCCAGAATGGTGCCTGCTGGGTTTTTAAAAATTACCAAAGAAGCGGTGGACAAATTTATGACTGTCCATCCTGAACTGTGTTATGGTGAAAAATATCGCATGAGTGTTGATTTGTTCAATCATGGCGCGCATGAAGGATTGTGGTGGGGTGAAGATTATGCTTTTTCTCGTCGTTGGGAGGCACTTGGTGGCGATATTTGGTTGGTGCCAGATTTGCAGTTGGATCACCATTCTCAGGACAAGTCTTACCTTGGAAACTTTCATACCTTTTTGCGTCAACAAATTGGAGGCGATTTATGGTCATCTACCTAAAACACCCCGAACACGGTACCAAAGTCGCTATTTGTGACATGGAAGCTGTAGCAGATGAAAAAAATGGATGGACAAGGTATACTTTGGATACGCCTATTGAGGTGGCTCCTGTTGTAAATGCATTGGAAGTTAAGCGTAAGCGTGGCCGCCCTGCTGTAGAGGTGGTCGAACAAGGAGCGTAAGAATGGCTACATACACGGCTGGCGATCAAATCAATAGAGCATTGCGATTGCTTGGCGTATTAGCCGAAGGTGAAACCCCATCGGCATCGGTTTCACAAGACTCGCTTATGGCGCTAAACCAGATGATTGACTCTTGGAATACAGAGCGATTAGCTGTATTCAGTACCCAAGATCAAGTGTTTACTTGGACGGCTGGGTTTATTAACCGTACCCTTGGCCCTAGCGGTGACTTTGTTGGCAATCGTCCTATCTTGTTGGATGACGCTACTTACTACCGAGATGCAAGCACCAATGTCTCGTTCGGTATAAAAATGATTAATCAACAGCAGTACGATGGTATTGCTGTTAAGACGGTAACGTCTACATACCCACAAGTGTTGTTTGTCAACATGACATATCCTAATATTGATATGTATATCTATCCCAAGCCTACACGGGACTTGGAATGGCACTTTATTAGTGTGGAAGAATTGACTCAGCCCGCGACTTTGGTGACCGATATTCTGTTTCCACCAGGCTATCTCCGCGCTTTTACCTACAACTTGGCAATGGAGATCGCGCCTGAGTTTGGCGTTGAACCAAGCCCACAAGTGCAACGCATTGCAATGACATCCAAGCGCAATCTGAAGCGCATCAACAATCCTGATGATGTGATGTCTATGCCTTACGCAATCGTGGCTTCACGCCAACGCTTTAATATCTACGCGGGGAATTATTAATGCAAACACCGATTCTGGGTGCGTCTTATGTCGCTCGCAGTATCAACGCTGCAGACAACCGACTTGTTAACCTTTTTGCCGAAATTGTCCCCGATGGTGGCAAGACAGCGGCGTTCTTTAACCGCGCACCAGGCCTAAAGTTCCAACAAACCATCGGCACTGGTCCTATCCGAGCGCTATGGGCGCACCAGACCAACGGTAGCGACTTCTATGTTGTCTCTGGTACTGGGTTCTACAAAGTCACTGGATTGACCGCTACACCCACTTTGTTGGGTACGGTCACGGGAACTGGCCCAGTCTCAATTGCCGACAATGGCACACAAATCTTTTTGGCGTGTAACCCTGACGGGTTTATCTATAACGAAGTTACTAACGTATTTGCCCAAATTACTGACCCAGACTTTACGGGTGCTGTAACTGTGGCGTACCTAGATGGGTACTTTGTCTATAACGAACCAGACTCTCAAAAAGTGTGGGTGACTGCTTTATTGGATGGCACTTCGGTTGACCCTCTTGACTTTGCGTCTGCTGAAGGCTCACCCGATGGATTGGTTGCCATCAATGTTGACCACCGCGAGGCGTGGTTGTTTGGCACTGACTCGGTTGAAGTTTGGTACAACGCTGGGTTGGCTGACTTCCCTTTAACGCGCATTCAAGGCGCTTTTAACGAAATTGGATGCGTAGCAGCGTTCTCTGTCGCAAAGCTCGACAATGCCCTATTCTGGCTTGGCACAGATGCCCGTGGACAAGGAATTGTTTATCGCGCCAATGGCTACGCTGGAATTAGAATTTCTACCCATGCTATTGAATACGCCATTGCCCAATACGGCAATCTTTCTGACGCTGTGGCTTACACCTATCAGCAAGAAGGCCATGCCTTTTATGTGCTGACATTCCCCACTGGTAACGCCACTTGGGTCTACGATGTGTCTACCCAAGCGTGGCATGAACGCGCTGGTTGGAATACTACCCTTGGTCAATTTACCCGTCACCGTAGCAATTGCCAATGTAATTTTAACGGTAATACGATAGTGGGTGACTATGAGAACGGCAACATCTATACGCTTGACCTAAATGTGTATGCGGACAATGGTGGCATCCAGAAGTGGTTAAGGTCATGGAGAGCATTGCCAACTGGCACAAATACCCTTAGACGGACAGCACAGCACAGCCTTCAGCTTGATTGCGAGGCGGGTACTGGTCTCAATACTGGGCAAGGTAGCGATCCTGAGCTTATGTTGCGTTGGTCTGACGATGGTGGTCATACATGGTCAAACGAGCATCTGAGCAAGATGGGCAAGATCGGTGAGTATTACAGGCGTGTCTTTTGGCGTAGGCTTGGCATGACCACGAAGTTGCGTGACCGTGTTTATGAGGTATCGCAGACTGATCCAGTTAAGGCGGTCATTGTGGGCGCTGAACTATTGATTAGTCCTACCAACGCATAATGGCTACAACCAATATCACCCAGATCACGGCTCCCCGTGTCGATCTAATTGATCCACGGTCGGGGCTAGTGTCACGGGAGTGGTATCGGTTTTTCTACAATCTTTACACCGTTACGGGTGGTGGTGATGGCGTAACCCCCGTCATCAATGGTGGCACAGGCATTTCATCTTATTCAATAGGTGACATCTTGTATGCCAATTCGCCAACAACATTGGCAAGACTTAATTCTGGAACGGCTGGTCAGGTACTCACCGCAAACGGCCCCAACACCGCACCCTCATGGGGGCTTTCAATCAATACAGCACCCGTCATTAAGACTGCTGATTTCACTTTAGCGGTTAACGAGACTTGGGTAATCAACAACAAATCAGGGTCAACTTGCACCGTTACCTTGCCATCAGCAGCGGCTTACGCTGGTCGGCAAGTTACATTCAAGAACATGCAACCGCAACTTTTGGTATCTTCGTCAAGTAATGTCGTACCAATTGACAGCACTTCGTCTGGGACGGCAATTCTTTTAGATGTTATTGGTAACTGGGCAACATTGGTATCTGATGGCGGTAATTGGGTCATCATGCAAGCGTCTGCCAACAACAGCTTGCTTTTGGAGTAATTTAATGCAAATTACTTACAGAAAAGGTTTTGAATTAACGTCTGAAATGTTCATGGTGGACAAAGTTCGGGCATTAGAAAAAGAATTGCTCAAACTGCCACAAGCAGACATTGTGACTGAGCATTTGTTTATGGATGGGGTTTATGAGCGAAAGATCACTATCCCACCTTGGACGGTACTGACAGGCGCAGAACACAAGTCAAACTATCGTGTTCGCCTAGAAAAAGGCATAATTGCGGTAAACACTGATGATGGCGTTAAAGTTTTAACAGCACCGTGTGAGTTTTCTGCAAAGGCTGGGATGCAACGCGCAGGGCGTGTTTTTGAAGATGAAGTTGTTTGGGTAGACATATATGACAATCCAGACAATTGCACCGACATGGCGGTTTTGGAAGACAGACTATATGTAGTCCCAGAATGTGGGCTTGCCGATAGCAGAACTGAAGCGCAAAAAGCGCAAATTGCTTATCGTGCGTTTCTGTATGGACTTAATTTGGAAGACAAAGAAGTTGAAGAAGTGGTTAACATTTCTTTTGGAATTCAAAACATTTCGGATGACATTTGTGTATCTGTAGCAAGTAAAATGCAAACCAAATGTTACTTAACATGTTAAGGGGAATATTATGGCAGGATGGGTAGCAGGAGCCGTTGCAGTAAGCGGCTATTTAGGCTCACAAGCCGCAAAAGAAGGCGCAGAAGAACAAGCTGGCGCAACGCGATTTGCTGGTGATTTAAGTCAACGCCAGTACGAACAAACACGCGCAGATCAAATGCCTTTTTTGGAGGCAGGCAAAACCGCGCTTAATCAATTAATACCTTTAGCATCAAATTACAAGCCCTTTGACTACAACGCTATGACGGCAGACCCTGGCTACGGGTTTAGATTGTCTGAAGGTCAAAAAGCGCTTGATCGCCAAGCGGCAGCCCGTGGCGGTTTAATATCTGGTAGCGCTCTCAGGGCGGCTACTCGCTACGGTCAAGAAATGGGTTCTCAGGAATATACAAACGCTTTTAACCGTTATCAAGCTGAACGTAACGCGCAATTAAATCCGTTGCAATCATTGGCAGGCATGGGTCAAACCACCGCAGGAAATCTAGGCTCAATGGGCGCGGCAAACGCTGCCACTATGGGCAATTACGCTACTAGCGGAGCGGCAGCGCAAGCGGCTGGTCGTGTTGGTCAAACAAATGCAATTACTGGTGGTGTAGGTACATATTTAAATTACCGTCAAGGTAATAATTTGGTTGATGCTTTAAGAAGAAATCAACCACAAACACAAACAACGCCTTCTTTTTATGGCTATGATCAAAACTAAGGATTAATTATGGCAGTCGATCCATCCATAGCCCTTGGCGTTAAGCCATTACAAGTTGCTGATCCTTTGGCGCAGTATGCCCAAATAGCACAACTGCAAGGTTTTCAAAATCAAAACCAAGTTGCTCAAATGCAAATGGCAAAGATGCAACAAAACGAAAGATATTTGGCAAACATGAGGGAAGCCATTATCAACAATGGCGGTCCTGCTGATATGGAAATGGCCGCCAAGTTCATGGCAACCCATCCTAGCGATCCAAACGCTCAAGCTGCTGGATTGCAAATGCTTCAAGCACAGAGAGAGTTAAAAGAATTTAATAGCAAATACGGCCCATCGGCTCGTGCTACTGGTGGCTTTGGTGGTGGCGCTCCTGTGCCAAGCGGTGCATTAGGTTCTGGCACATTTGGTATTGCTCAACCTTCTATGCAAGCTCCAATGAGAGCGCCCATGAATGCATTAGCGCCACAGACCGCGCCTGCACCAGTTAAAAATGCTTTGCTTGATACCAATGCTTTGCGCCAAGAACTGATTGATTTGTCGCAATTTCCTAATGTTCCACAGGCTAAGTTACGCGCTGGCATTATCCAAAAGCAACTTGAAGAGGCTTCAAAAGCATTTGTTGTGCCTAACGTGGGATTGGTTAGAGGTTCTGGTGAAACCATTGTGGCTTCTGGCATAGCTCCAACTGACATCAAACGATTGACCGCAGAGCGTGACGCATTGCCTGTTGGCGATCCAAACCGCAGACTATATGACCAAGCAATTGCCGACATTGGTGCATCAACTCGTGTAGCACAACAACGATTGGCGTTTGACCAATCTAAGTTTGCTTGGGAAAAAGCCAATCCAGGCTTTGAACTCAAAGAAACCGAAGACGGTTCAATTGTTGGTGTTAACAAACGCACATTGCAATCATTCCCAGTTACTACTGGTGGTGCTATGGCTCCACCTAGTGGCGCTCCTACCGTTGGTGGTATACCAACTGGGCGTACAGCCCCTGCTGGTCAACTAACTCCTACTAGCGCTCCAGTAGAAGGCGCTCCTGTTGTTGGAACACCGTTAAAAGGAAAAGGTACAGCATTGACTGAGGCTCAAGGAAACGCCACAGCATTTGGTATGCGTATGCTTGAAGCCAATACATTATTAAATCAATTGGAAAAGCAAGATGTAACTAGCGGTGGAAGAATTAAAGGTACTGTTCAAGGAACTTTGACATCTCTTGTTCCTTATATGGGTGAAAATTTGGCGCAAGGTGCTGGCGCAATAATGAATACATTGCCAAGTTTTGCTGGTGGTCCAAGCGAATCGCAGCAAATGTATCAACAAGCCAAGACAAACTTCATTACTGCTGTTTTGCGTAAAGAGTCTGGTGCAACTATTCAACCATCAGAATTTAAAACTGAAGATGAAAAATATTTCCCACAAGCTGGTGACACTGCTGGCGTTTTAAAACAAAAACAAAAAGCGCGTGAATTGGCTATTGAAGCAATGAAGATTCAAGCAGGACCAGGCGCTAAAAGCATTAAACCTTCTGGTCAATCTAATGCACCGTCTGGTACACCGCCTGCATTACCTAACGCATCTGCAAACAATCCATTGGGATTGCCTGGAAGATAACTATGGCCACACTTGTTGAATTTCGCGCTCAGTATCCCCAATACAACGACATGCCTGATGTCGCATTGGCTAATGCTTTGCACGAAAAATTCTATGCAGACATACCAAAGGCGGATTTTTATAAATCTGTTGCATTGAACCCTGCCGTATTTATTCCAGACAATGAGAAGATGATCACTCTGCCAAAAGCAGAAAGATCAATGCAAGACAAGATCATGGGGTATGTTGAAACGCCTGCTATTGTTGTTGGCGGTTTAGGTAAAATGGTGGCAAGCCCAGTTGCTCGATTTTTAGGCGGTTACCCATTAAATGAGACAAGCGCACAACGTGGTTTAGAAGCACAAAAAACGGCAGAGGCGCAGTTTTACCAACCAAGAACGGAGACAGGTCCAGAAGTCGCTGGCGCTATTGGCAAGGCTTTAGGCTCTATTCCTCCAACGCCATTGACTAGCGCTGGTACTGCCTTAAGCACCTTGGCTCCAACGGCTACCAATCAACTTAGAAATATTGTTGTCCCTGCGACAAGGCAAGTGACAGCACCAGTAGCAAATGTATTGGCAAATGCTATGCAACGTCAACAACCTTCTATGCAAGGCATGGGCGCTGCTCAGACATCAGAGCAACTTATGCGTGAAGAGCGCCTACAGCGTCTTGGCATCCCTGCTACGGCAGGAGAGCGCACTAAGTCATTGGCACAGCAACAGTTTGAGGCTGATGTTGGTCGTGGTGTAGTTACTGGCATTGGTGAAGAAGAAAAGATTAAATTGGCTGAAAGAATGCGGGCATTTAAAGTCAATCAAAAGCAAGCTATTACCAATAACTTTGAGCGCATGACGCAAGAAGTTGGTGCAGAAGTGGCTGACCCAACAATGACCCGTCAAGTTGGGCGTATTGTTGACAAAGCCTTAAATGACGAATACACCAAGAAATTTGACAATTACAAATCTTTGTATAAGCAAGCAGATGAAGCTGGGGAGACTTTACAAGAAGTCCCATATAAAGATTTGCTTGATTACATCAATACTAAGACACCAACGGCTCGTCAAAAGCTAGACCCAATATTGGATTCTGTGTCAGAGTCATTGACAATGAATGATCCAAGTAAAACTGGAAGAGTTTCTATTAGGGCTTTGGAAGACATTTATCAGCAAGTTGGACAAGTTAAAGATTCTGCAAATGCAAAAACACTTAAAGACATAATTACTAAAATGGGAGAGGGCGCTGGGGGTGAAATGTACCAAGCGGCTCGTCAAGCCAGAACTCAACTTGCCAAAGAGTTTGAAGATGTCTCTCGTGTGGAAAAGTTGCTTTCAACAAAAGCAGGCTACCCACAAGATCGAAGAATTGCTTTTGATGATGTGTTTAAACACACGGTGATTGATGGT